CAGTGGCAAGGTCGATCTACACGAAAACTAAACGAATCTTTTGTTGTTATGGTTCTAATGGTTTCCCGCGTTTCGACAAATTCAATTATTTGACTACTCATAGTTTCATCAACCCATACTCTGGTATACATAAGAACTTACGCAGATCACATAAACCTCAATGGCTCATTGTTTGCCGCCGCTTCACGACAGCCCGCGATAAATTTCTTTGTTACTTCAGCGAAGCCTCCACGACGCGCTATATGTCCGCCACCCTGGTCAGGAAGAGATTGAATCTTGGGCAATATCCTTTCAAGGTCATCAGCAACCTTCAAGCACATTTCAGGCGAGATTTCTCCATCGCAGTCACTATGGGTTAAAAACTCATACATGCCCTCTTCAACACCTTCTTCTGGAAAGTAAATAAAATTACCATCCAGTTCCTTGTTTATACGTATGAGTGCGTGCTCATCTGTTAAAACCGATCCATTTTTATCTCTCATAAAATGTGGCGGGAAACTCCCCCCTATTGCCCAACAGACTTCTTGCCGAAACCTATTGAATGCACCATACGCTCCATGAAAAGCATCGTGGGTTGTGTCAAGTCCCATGTTTTTCTCCTCCTTTCAAGTTTCATACTCCGGTATCCAGGACCATTCAAGGTCACGCCCTCGCTTTCGTCTTGTCCGTCTGAAACGCACTCATGGCGTTTTTATCCTGTCGTGTGTCCGGGATTTGTCCGCAAAAATGTTTGTTTTGATGAGATTTGACGAGGTTTGAAAAAATGGGGTTTTCGCCAAACGACGGAAACCCCTGGATTTTTTGGTGGGTCGTATGGGAATCGAACCCACGACCAACGGATTAAAAGTCCTGTGGGCGTTTGAATTATTACGCATACTTAACACATCGTGGCTCGTCTGGTGTACCGAATCACTCAATCTTCATCTTCCCCATTTCGGCCTGTAAAACGTCGTCCAGGACGTGCGAATAGATCATGGTCGTGCTCAGGTTCGCGTGCCCCAAAATCTCTTTTACTGCCTGAACCGGGATTCCCGATTTCAGCATATAGGTGGCGGCGCTGTGTCTTAGGTCGTGAAGCCTTGCCTTTATCCCGAGCCCCTTCGCTATTTCATGAAACCATTTGGATACGGTATCGGGGTGCCAATCGGGGAACACCCGACCAATGTCCTTTTTAACCGGCTCAAGGCATGAAATCGCCCCTGCAAGCAACGGAACGCGCCTATCCTTCCTCCCCTTCGTCTTTGTCAACAAAACGCTCCTGCGGTCAAAATTGATAGCCGGCCAGGTTAAATTAAGTATTTCTCGGCGTCGCCCTCCTGTCCAGAGTAGCAGGGTCAGATAACGGGCGAAGTCCGGGCTTCTTTTTTCGGCAGCGCCGAGGATCATTTTCAGATCCCCGGGCGAGACGATCCGCTCGGACATCCTCTCCCTGTTCACCGGGACCATCTTGATTGTCGGCTTTTTGTCGATCAGCCCGCCTTCAGCAGCATGCGCGAGAGCGGCCTTGATATGCCGGAGATACCCGTTGATTGTTTGGGGGCTGGCGCCGCGCGAAAGGCATATTGACTTGAATCGGGATATCTTGTCCTGTGTCACTGTGCGGATTTCAATGTCGCCGATGGCTTCCCGGAGAAGTTTCAGAGAGAGAAGGTCTTTCTTGACGGTCCACTTCGAGAGACCGACACGGTCCTTTTCGTACTCAACGGAAAATTCAGACAGTCTGGTCCTCTTGACGGTATCGAGGCGAAGCAGGCGTCCACGGAGGTATTCCTTTTCCAGCTCCTTGAAGATCCCCTTCGCCGTCTTTTCATCCGAGGTGCGGAGTGACCGCCGTTTCCCGCCGGAAAACTCGACATGCCATACCCCGCGACGATTAAAGAGGCGCATGGGGTTATTCATAGACAAATTCTCCCGGCGATTGCAAGGGCTTTTTCCCGGTAGGTAGGTTGTGTCGCCTGCCCCTCCCGGTAGGCGTCCAGGGAGTCGCGGTCGAAGATCCAGGAGCCCCGTTTGTCGTCGGGGTCCTGAAAGCCCTTGATCGTGCCGGACTGCGCCATTGCAATCAGCCGATGCTTTCCGATCGCGGAGTATAGGGCGGCCTCTTTCAATGGGAGCCAGCGCGGGGCTATCCTCTCAAGGTCGGTCATCGGTTCCCGCTTCTGTGGGAGTGTCATGAAACACCCCCTTTAAGCGCGTTGATGCTGGCAGGGCGTGACCAAGACCATGCGAATCTTACCCATACAGGGTCACGCTTCCCGTTTTCGTCGCGCCACAGCATCGCCATGGGGAACATCCCCATTGACAAGACAGCCCGTAGGCGCTTTTCAGCCGCATCTATCGTGTCATTGGGATATCCAATGAGGACAAAGGCGCGGACATTGTTACTTGCTGGTGTCAAGAATCCCGCCCGAAATATCTTACTTGCCGCCTCAACGAGCGGATCGTAATCATCGGGAGTATCGAAAGCGAAGAATATCCGCTCCGGTTTTAAGTCGGCAAGCAGGGCTACATGCCAGTCTTCCAAGCGGGCCGCCTCAAGCCCGCCCGTGAATTGTGCCCGATGTTCCTGTCGCTTGAGCATGGAGAACACGGCGCGGATATGGGGCTCCGAGCACGCCAAGAGATTATCATCCAGCACGTTCCATCCTTCGGTGATTGGCAATTCCCGAATGCCTCCCTCTCTTTTCGGTACAGAGCAAAACCAGCATCGGTTAGGACACCCCCGCGAGGTAATCACATAGCCTTTTTTAAGGTATGCCCCCGGCGTGAAATCACCGCTTCGCTCTCCGGTGGCAGGACCGCCGATCTTGACAGGGGCAACGTGTGCCCATTGTTTCGCCAGCCATTCGGCGTGCCGCAAATCCCATGTAAAGGCAACGGAGATATGAACTTCATCGGCCTCATCGAACATTCCCGGATGGGAAAAGCGAACCCCGTCATCATCGGGCGTTGCCTTAGTTTTTCGGGGAAAGACCCTGATAACATTCACCCTTCCCTCCTACCGGCTTCTTCCCAGCCTCCATCATTCATCTACATTATTTGTCAGCCCATGCCGGGCAGCCCTGGCGGTCCTTGCACTTCGCGTAGAAGGTTTCAAACATGAAGCAGCCGGGGCGTTTGGGGCATTCTTGAGGGCTGGTCATGCGGCCCTCCTCACAGACCTGCGCCAGTAGCGCGTAGCGGGCAGGATGCTCTCCTTTCTCTCTTGCCATTTGCCCGTCACGAACCACGCGCCCGCCAGGATCTTCTCCCGCCCCTCGACGATCTTTTTCACCTGGTCGTCGATTTCCTCATATTCTTTCTTGGCCGCCTTCAGGTCGTTGAGGCGGTCGAGCAGGTCCGACAGGTCGCCCGTATCGATTTCCACCTCAGTGCCGATGTGCTCAGGAAGGCAGATGTGGGCGTAGGGACACTCCCCACAGAGCATATCGTCGTAGGGGATCGGATCAGGCAGTGTCCCCGCGTCAACGTGGCTATTGATGGCCTCGGCCCGCTTAAGCAACGTTTCGCCGAGCTCCCAGTCAAGGGGAACCCATATTTCCTTGAGGGCGCCGCTGACCTTATTCTTGAAGATGATCACGGCCTTCTCCTTGTTGCTGAGTAGGCAATACAGCGTGACCTGGGAAATATACCGGCGCATATACGGATATCGGTGCCGCTTGATGTCCTCGGCGCTGTTGATGGAGTCGTAGGCGAACGGTGAGGCGCTTTTGATCTCCAGCGGGACCGCCTCGCCGTCGATGATCAACATTCCGTCGATGCTGCCGGATATCTTGTATTCCGGCCAGGAGAAAGTGCGCTGCCCTTCATGGATCTGGAAGCCGGCCTCCCTAAGCTCCTTCAGCACAATCTCCTCGATCTCACGGCCGAGGTCGAATATCTGCTGCAGCTCGACGCCGTGCAGGGATTTTTCCTGCCAACGGGTTCGCTCTAAGACGTGATACCGCAGGCATTCATGTCCCAGTTGGGATGCCCGGTTGCTGTGAACCGGGGCTTGCCGGATAGCTCGCTGCTTGGATTCCCGGACTCTCTCGACGATCATGTCAGCCATCCTCCCCGGCCATACGTTCGGCATTCGGCTGCGGCCCGTCATCGGAAAAGATCATGCTTTCGATGTCGTTCCCAAACTTCCCGGCCGTATAGCGGATCTTTACCGGGCGGCATGCTTCCTTCGCTTCCTTCGCTGTTTTTGCTACCGTCTCTGAGAATGTCGTGTAT